ATGCCTGTTTACATGGACGAAAGCAATAACGGTATACCTGGAAACATTACAGACATAACAAATATACTTTCATCGTTTACACCGGGTGAAGTGGTAAGAAAAGTAGGATTTTTATTTTGGTGGGGAAACTCTTTTAGTTCTAACATCGCTGTAGTATACTTTAACCCATCAGACGATTACATAGTATTATAAAAATATAAAAACATGGGAGTAGTAAACGGCATAGATGCAACTTTGGTTTTAGGAACAATCAATGGGGTGAACATATCCAAGGCAGGAGCTCCAGGTACATCCATTAAAAAAATAAACAAAATTTTAGGAACGTCTATAGGTTTAGGTTTTGGTACACCACAAAACTTTTGTTTAACACCTTATGCAAGTTCATTAGATGCTTGTACAAACGGACCTACAGACCCTAATACAGGATTCCTTTATACGTCTCCTTATGACGGTAATTTCTATACCATAACACATGCTACAGCAGGAACACCTTTTAACGGAGGTAATTCTTGGTATTATTACATAGATAAGGGGTTTTCTTTTCAAATAGACACATTAGGAGTACCTTTAAATCAAGTAACTTGTTAAAAACATAAAATATGACAACAAACATTTCCCCAGTAAAATGGAAATATAGCGACACAGTAAACGTAACCAAACTATCAGTTTCTAGTATATCTGATGATTTTAATAGAGCATGTAAAGTATCATGGCAAGTCTTAGACGAATCCGGTGTTGTACACGATAGCGGAGTCATTGCCATAGCAGGAACTAACTACACAAATTGGGACGGTAATAACTCTTACCCAACCACCTATGTAGCAAACCAACTAGGACTTACTTTAGTTTCAGGAAGTGGTAGTATTTAAATTTTTTTAAATATTTATAATAAAAATTAATGGCAAATACATTAAAAAATATATTTAACCCTGGTGTAGACCAAATAGCACAAACTTATACTATTGAATCATGGCATGTATCACAATCAATCGATGCTTTTACAGGCGCTCAAGCTTATGATATAGTCCTATCAGGATCATTTACTTTATCAGGTTCAAGTAGTATAACTGGAAGTTTAAATGTTACTGGTAGTGTTTCATCTTCTTTAGGATTTTATGGTACTTCAAGTTGGGCGGCAAATTCATCTCAATCAACTAGTGCTTCTTATGCTTTAACAGCATCTTATGCTTTATCAAGTGCTGGTGGAGCTAATGCGGGTGGAGCAGATAAACAAATACAATTCAATAGTGGTTCTACTCTTTCAGGTTCTAGTAATTTCCGATACAATTATAACCTACGTTCCTTTGAAATGGGAGACAATGTAGTAGCCTCAGGAACTGGATCTTTTGCTCAAGGAATAAATACTTCAGCCTCTGGTTTATATTCACATGCTGAAGGATTCACTACTTTAGCTAATGGTTATTCTTCACATGCCGAAGGTTCTTATACAACATCTTCTGGTGGATATTCACATGCTGAAGGATCCAATACTGTATCTCCTGGAGCTAATTCTCATGCTGAAGGATATAGTACAATATCTTCTGGATCATATTCACATGCTGGAGGTATATCTGCTTATACAAGTCATATAAGTGAATGGGCTAGATCTAGTACTCCTTTAGGACAATACGGTATTTTATCACTATCTAACCAAACTTCAGGTACAACTCCTGCAAAACTACTTATTTCATCTAGTTTGGGTTATGATTATTTTACAATTCCTGTAAATACTGCTTATTTTGTAGATGTAACAGTTATGGGAACTGCATTAGACGCGGGAGCAAATGGTATTAGTAGAGTATTTAAAGGAAATGCAGTGATAAAAAATTACGGTGGTACAACAGTATTTGATGGTAGTTCTCTTACATTATCTCCAACAACAGGTGCTGCTACTTCTTTTTCAGCAAGTGCAGCCGCTGATGATATTAATGATATGTTAGCAATATATGTTACAGGTAGTGGTACTTATAATGTAGCTTGGTTCGCTAAAGTAGAATATACAAAATTAAATTATATAAACAGTATTTAAAAATAAATAAAATATGGAAACAAAAGTTTTAACACAAGAAGAATTACAAGAAATTAAAAACATTCAAAAAGAAAAAACATCTTTAATTGAACAATTTGGTATTTTAGAATACAACCTTCAAGATCTTGAACATCAAAAACAAGAATTAAAAGCAAATTTAATTAAACTAAAAGGACAAGAATTTGAAATTAGTTCCAAACTTCAAACAAAATATGGAGTAGGAACAATAAATATGGAGAAAGGAGAGTTCACACCAATTTCCTAGTTTTTTGAATAGTTTTATAATATTTATAACAAAACTACAAACTTAAATTAATTAAAAAACATGGCGACAAATTTAAATTCTCCTGGTGTACTAGCGATAGAAAATGACCAATCATTTATCACCCAACAGCCTGTAACTGTTGGTGCAGCTATTATAGGTCCTACCGTTAAAGGACAAGTAGAAATACCAACAATTGTTACATCTTATAGTGATTATCAAAATACATTTGGTACTACTTTTACTAGTGCTAGCCAAGTGTATACTTATTTTACATCAATTGCCGCTTATAACTACTTTAATAATGGTGGTCAAACATTACTTGTAGCAAGAGTAGTAAGTGGTACATATACATCAGCTACTACAGATTCTAGTTCTGTAGCTGGTCTTTTTATAGCTTCTACAGGTTCAGCAACTACACAATCATTTTCTCTTCAAACCTTATCTAAAGGTAATATAATGAACAACTCAGGTTCAGTAGACCCTAGTGGTTCATTAGTAAGTGGTTCATCAGATAATATCAGATGGCAAGTCGCTAACACTTCATTTACTGCTGGTACTTTTGATTTATTAATTAGAAGAGGTGATGATAATACAAATAACCCAATTATATTAGAAACATGGACTGGTTTATCATTAGATCCATTTGCTCCTAACTACATAGCTAAAGCAATAGGTGATTATACAGTAAACTATAACGCTACTACTAACCAAACTGAAATTTCTGGTTCTTATCCAAACAGAAGCGCCTACGTTAGAATTTCTTCAGTAGATTTACCAACACCTCACTATTTTGATAATAATGGTAATCCTGTATCAGCATTCACTGGTTCTTTACCAGTAAATAACAGTGGTTCATTTGGTAATGCTCAAGGTGTAATAATGACTAATGGTCAATATTATGATCAAATTAGTGATGGTAATAGATCACAAGGTATTCCAAGTGCTAGTTATACAAACATGATTAATTTATTATCAAATTCTGATAACTATAAATTTAATGTTTTATTAACTCCTGGTTTATTTGATAGTTTACAAACATCACAAATAACATCAATTATAAACAACACTCAAAATAGAGGTGATAATATATTTATTTTAGACTTAGTACCATATTCAACTAATACTCCATCAGCTGTAGTATCTCAAGCACAAACAAGAAATACTTCATATGCTACTTCATATTGGCCTTGGTGTTTAGTAGTAGACCCAGATTCAGGTAAAAACGTATGGGTTCCAGCTTCAACTTTAATAGGTGGTGTTTATGCTTATAACGATAGTGTAGGTGAACCTTGGTTTGCTCCAGCAGGTATAAACAGAGGTGGTTTATCTACAGTAATTAGAGCTGCTCAAAAATTATCTCAAAGTAACAGAGATACTTTATATACAGGTAAAGTAAACCCAATTGCAACATTCCCAGGTACTGGAGTTGTAGTATACGGTCAGAAAACATTACAAACAAAAGCAAGTGCTTTAGATAGAGTAAATGTTCGTCGTTTATTAATTGCTCTTAAATCTTATATCTCTCAAGTTGCTCAAAATTTAGTATTCCAACAAAATACAACAGCAACAAGAAACCAATTCTTAAGCCAAGTAAACCCATATTTAACATCAGTTCAACAACGTCAAGGTTTATACGCATTTAAAGTAGTAATGGATGATTCAAATAACACACCAGATGTTATAGATAGAAACCAATTAGTAGGTCAAATTTATATTCAACCAACTAAAACTGCTGAATTCATTTACTTAGATTTTAATATATTACCAACAGGAGTTACTTTCCCTTAATATTAAGGGAAGGTAATTACCTTCTTTAAAGCGATAATATTTATAAACAGAAAATAAATAACAAAACAAAATGGCAGTATTAAACCCAAACGAAATATTCTTTACAGCATTTGAACCTAAACAACAAAACAGGTTTATAATGTATGTTGATGGATTCCCATCATATATAATCAAAGCAGTAAGCGCTGTGACTTTAACTCAAGAAACAATCGCTCTTAACCATATGAACGTTCAACGTTTTGTTAAGGGTAAATCTAAATGGGGTACAATTACAATGACTTTATTTGATCCAATTACTCCTTCTGGTGCTCAATCAGCAATGGAATGGGTACGTTTACATCACGAATCAGTAACTGGTCGTGATGGTTATTCTGATTTCTATAAAAAAGATTTAACTATCGATATTTTAGGTCCTGTAGGTGATATTGTGAGTGAATGGATTATTAAAGGTGCTCTTATTACAGAAGCTAACTTTGGTGAATATAACTGGGATAACGAATCAACTGCTCAAAATATTACAATAACAGTTCAACCTGATTATTGCATTCTTAACTTCTAAGAATACCGTCAAATATTATTCATATTGATTTTTTAAAAGCTCACATTTCTATGTGAGCTTCTTTATTTTTCATATATTTATATATGACACTAAATAATGTTATAAAAAACAATCTATGGACAACAAATTTAATTTTCCAACCGAAATGGTTGAATTACCTTCAAAAGGTTTAGTTTACCCCGAATCAAATCCATTATCTTCAGGCAAAATAGAAATGAAATATATGACTGCCAAAGAAGAAGATATTCTTACAAACCAAAATTATATTAAACAAGGTGTTGTATTAGAAAAATTATTAAAATCTCTAATTGTATCAAAAGTAGATTACGATGATTTAATAATAGGAGATAAAAACGCTGTGTTAGTAGCCGCTCGTATTTTAGGATATGGTAAAGATTATACATTTAAATATAATGGTGAAGATGTAACAATAGACTTAACACAATGCCCATTACGTTACATAGATGAAACTAATATAACCCCAGGTCAAAATTCATTTAAATTTACTTTACCTAATACAGGAACAGAAATAACATATAAAATATTAACTAATAAAGACGAAAAAGCAATTCAAGCTGAATTAGATGGTCTTAGAAAGATTAATAAAAATTTTGTACCTGAATTTTCTACTCGTTTAAAATTTGCTATTACTTCAGTTAATGGAGATTATGATATTAAAACTATTAGAGAATTTGTTGATAATTACTTTTTAGCTAAAGATTCTAAAGCATTTAGAGAACACCTAAATAATACTCAACCAGATATTATATTAAAATCTAAGATAACATTATCAGACGACACCGAGGAGGATGTTGTCGTACCAATTAATACTAACTTTTTTTGGCCTGACGCTTGATTATAGAGTATCTTTTTTCACACAAATACATGAAATAATATTTCATGGTAATGGAGGATAT